GCTGTAATCATTACGATGTTCAATTCTTGTGCAAGAGCTCTGAGTTCTTCATAAACTCCAGCCAATTCAAATCTGTGATCTCCATATGCACGTGATCCTCTCATGAGATCTGCATAGTCAACCACAACCATATCAGGCACAAAATTCTTTGTGGCTGTTAGACGTTGAATGTACGCTCGCAGTGTTTGGACTGTTGCAGTCTTGGTAGCAAACTCTTTAATCATGAGGCGCCCCTTCACAGCGGCCCTGACATCTCCTTCTACTTTTTCCTTATGATCTGGTACATTATTGATTTCAATGCCAGAGAAATAAGAGTCATGCCTGAGACCGATCTTGTAGTCTGCCATTTCAAGAGTGACATAGAGAACATTCAATCCTTGAGCTACGCCAGCCGCAGAACAATTTACAAGGAACATTGACTTCCCTGATCCTGTTCCACCGATGAAGGTGGTAAGTGTTTGTCTTTCCCAACCTCCATTAAATTCCTTATCTACAATTGGCCAACCCGTTGAGATTGGCTTTCTAATAGATCTCTTACTACGATAATCGAACCCCTCATTGTAATCGTGACCCAAATCTCTCGTGCCACCCTTATTGAGAGCATCCTTAATAACTGTTTGAATAGCGTCGTAATTACCGCTCTCCATCATATTGATGGCTTCCATCAAACCATCTTTCAAACTTTGCTTTTTGCAAAATTCGAGTGAGCTCTCCTCAATAAAACCTTTGTCTCCATTGAGCGGAGTAGTCTTCGAACGATTCAAGAAATCTCTTACTTGAGTTGTAACGACGGCATTATCGTTCGAGTCGTCTTGACGAGTGCACATAACGTCCAATACTTCTGCAGACGGGTACGTCTTGTACTTTGCTTTATGATCGTAAAAACTCTGTACAATCTCCTGAAGATAAATTACATCAAAATACTTTGGGTGCAATACGTCAGACATTTGCTCTGCAAATTGGTAATCTTGTAGAAGCGCTTGGACGACCTTTTCTTGATAGGAGCGTCCCATTTTTGAGAACGTCTCCGTTATTTCTACCTGATTGTCTGATTCCATTATCCCTCTCCGAAATTACTCGTTAATTTAATTTGCATACAGTTCGTCCACAATGTAAAGGAATCGTTGCCGGATATCTCATCCTGCTACCAACGTTTAATAAATGGTTTTCCAATGCACCAAGTTACTTTTAATGCTCATACTAAGGCCTCCGCTCTATGCTGGTAGGCCTTAAATACAGTAAACATATCTGCATCGACAACCTGAATTCCATGTTTCATGAGCTCTAACTTGAACTCTGTGAAAACAAACTTTGGTCGTTGCTTGGTGGCAGATATCCTTACTGTTGATGCTGATTGGGAACTTATAACAGGATTAGAAAGTTGCATCAGCTTTACGTTCTCCAGTAATTTATCCCAATTGTCTATCACGCTTTTATACTTAGTTCCTTGGCCGATGTTTGTTTCCGCATGATTGCGAATTTCTTCCAATGTTGTTTCATGATCTGATAAGAAGGGAAAAAGTTTGAGAGCTGTCTTTTCTCCGATACCACCTAACCCCTTGATATTGTCGCTCGCATCTCCCATCAGTGCTTTAACGAAGATATAGTTCTCTGGAAGCATGCTCATCTTTTCCATCATTTCAGATCTTGTCCAATAAATCTTTTTGGTTGGAGAATAGACAATCGTTTTATTCTCTACAAGCTGTAGCATGTCTTTATCTGACGTGACGACAACCTTCTGATCGTCTGGAAATATAAATTTGCATAGGAAGGCGATCACATCATCAGCTTCGATATCGTCTACCTCTATCTGGATAACACCGAGCAATTCTAAAAATTGTTTCAACTTATGAAGTTGACTAGACATGTTCTCTTTAGATTCATCGGGAGACTCCATATCATACTCTCTATTGAGTCTGACCTTTCTCCCAGCCTTATAATCTGAATAAACACCGCGTCGCCGTTGTGATCCACCATTCCCATCCCAGGCAACGATCACGCGATCTGGTAATGTTTCTCGTATTTGAGCCTTGATGCTCTTAATGAATCCAACAATTCCTCCAATTGGATCACCATTGATGTCCATAGTTGGGACAACAACGAAACACCGTATGAACATATTAAGTCCATCGACTATAAGAATTCTTTTCAATGTCACACCTTTTTGAAGAGTCCTCCACCTACCTTAGGAGAAACACCGACACCCTTTTCTGCTGCGACCTTTCTAATAAGATCAAGACGAGCCTTATCAGGGGCAGCATTTTCAACTTTATGGAAGAGAGGCCTCGAATTTGTAACTCCACCAAACACACCAGTCTTTTTAACAACTGTAACATTCAACATCAACTGGCTTTCATATACACGATAGATGTCTTTGTTCCTGATAAACACCTTCACAAACTTCTGATAGAAGGATGCCGGATTTTTTATTTCCAGAAGAGGATTCATACGACGAAGAATATCGTTAACCATGGGAATGCGATGCATCCCCTTCTTTGTCTTTGGATCAAAGATAGCCAATATGACTTCACGCTCAGCAGCAGTCAAGCGCTTCATATCGAGTCCATGCATTTTACCTTGCCAGTTTGGATTCAATACAAACACTTCTTTGAACCTATCACCAGTTTCTTCATCTACTCTTCCGTGATTATAGGTAAATCTAATCACTTGTCCAGGTTCGAAACTTAGCATCGCTTATCCATCGAAAAATCCAACTTTTAACCCCATTTTATACATTTCTGCAATTTCTTTTGGATCAAATTTCAAAGGTTCGGACATACTAAATCCTACCGGTGGTGAGAATATCTTTATACGAGGTAGGAGAATCTCTGGCACCCTATCCAAATCGCTATTAAAAATTTCATCTGCCATAAGATTAGCTGCCCTAAGCGCAATAGACAACGCACTTTTGGCATCAGCTGAAGCAAATCCGTCCATTGGCGAATCAAGTGGACCCGTCAATATGACATCTATTTCTGTCGGGTTCATATCTAAGACGTCTGTAATGGGTGTTTGATCTCTAACTCCTCCATCTATCCAGTGCATACCATCGATTTCTATACATGGAAATGCCACCGGAAATGCAGAAGACGCCATCACCCATTCTTGAATTTTATCATCTGTGCCTTGAACATATCGATACTGTCCTGTTTCTAGGCATACTGCACCTACTAACAATTTTACACCAGAATTAGCAAGCTTAATAGGATCAAGATTATTCTTAACTGTTTTATGAAGAGGAGAAGTATCATAGAGACCACTCTTCCACAATGAATGAAGACGACCAAAGGGAAACCACCTCTTGAAAACAGATTTGTTTCCCTTTATATCTTCCCAAAACTTTGTCAGAATCGCAGCTGCTTCACACTGTTTTTCTTTTTCAAACTGGGCGAGGAATGCCCCATTAAGTGCACCGACAGAGATGCCAGCTATAGCATCCCACCTATACCCCTTATCTGTCAATGATTTTACAACACCTGCCTGGAATGCTCCTTTAGAACCACCACCACTTAGAATGAGCACTCTCATATATTTTCCTCGTTAAACCGCACCTTCTATCACTTGTTCTACCACAGACTCTGTATCCATGAGAGATTCTGGATCCATGACCATATCCTTAGGTTTCTCACCGTAACGCACGACCATATGTTTATCTAGTAACGTCAACACATGTTCTTTCATTCCTGGAGTATTTGCGATCTCTTCATTCCATTGTGACTCTCTGAACATATGACCATCATATTTTGGATTAGTCTTGGGACCCTTGAAGGACGTCAGATAACACCACCCATTAGCTTTCACAATTTCGTCCAATGAATGCAACTTTTCGAACCACGAACCTACATCGTCTATGCCAGTTGCAAATGTAATATCAAACTCACACTTGCGTAGAGGAGGACCAAGACGGCTCTTCACAGTCTTAGCTCTGGTATGAACACCATAGATGGCTGCCTTAGGATCATCCTCTTTCCCTGCCGGCTTGAGGTTCTTACCTCGTTCGAGCCGCACACGGATGGATGCGTGGTATGGAATTGCCTTCCCACCAGGAGTGGTCATAGGGTCACCGAACATCACTCCGAACTTAACCTTCAACTGGTTGGTGAAAACCATGGCAATTCTTTCTCTTCCCCAAACCTGAGTGAGCTTCCTCATCATCTTGGCGAGAGCTTTCCCTGCCAGACCGATCCGCTCATTGGGATCATAGTTACCTTCTATTTCAGCTTGAGGTGGAGTACCTGCCACAGAATCCCAAATGATCAAGATAAGCTTATTTGGAGCTCTGGTTCTTGCCATTATGATTGTCTTCTCTATTGATTCGCCGACCTCTTCGATGGTACCAGGCTGAAGATAGACCATCTCATTCATATTAACACCGATCTGTTCCATGAACCCGGGATTCGCCGCGTTCTCAGTATCAATGTAAATCGCTAGACCGCCTCGCTTCTGACACTCTGCGATGAGATGAGCACAAACAAGTGACTTACCTGATGCCTCTTCGCCAGATATTTCAGTTAGCTTGCCAACTGGAACACCTCCACCCTTTTTATTGGCGATGAGATAATCGAGAAGAGTGGAACCTGTACTGATAAACTCCTTGACTTCGGTCGGATTGTCGTGATCTGATGCGAGACACCATGCCATCTTCCCTGTCTTGTCCTCGTCCTTATTGAATTCCTTGATAAGGAGTTTGCTGAGTTTTACAGAATCGACTTCCTTCTCTACTGGAACTTCGGGTTCATTCTTCTCTTTATCTTTCTTAGCCATTGTTTTCGGTCTCCAGAAATTCGCGTAGCTTGAAAACTAGATCTTCGCCATCCTGCCCACCAGACTTGAGAACATCTTCGATAGCAGATTTGATCTTGTCAAACTCGCGAAGGAAATTCATAGACGCTATTGTCTTCCTTGCTGGCACATCCGTCACCGTAACTTGTAGGACCTTCTCAAATTGAGCATATGCTACCCTCAAGTTTCCACAATCCATGCGACCTTCAAGCTGGAACTTACCGTATGGACTGTCAGCTCCGAACTCTCTATTACCTGGATCTGGTGTAGGAGTTAAGAATTGTGACCCAATGAACAAAGCGCCATCTGGTAACGAGAGAGTAACATTTCTATCTCCAACAACAGAATCACGATCGATGATCTTCCTGATCTCTACAGTGGGAGGTAGATCTTTCAACTGGGATCCCTCTACAACGAGCCCGTCAAATCCACCACCAATACCACTCACAACGTAAAAGAATGACATGTCCGTTCTCCTTGGACTAAAAAATGCGGAGGGATTCATCATCCCTCCGCACTAACGTTTATTAGCTTGCGTCGTCGGCGAGCATATCGCCAAAAGCTTCATCGATAGAACGAGTACCAGAAACCTTGGCATTCTCATTCGTATTCGACGGCTTTGGAGCAGCCTCAGTCTTCGCTGGTCCAGCATACTTCTCTGTACCGCCATCAGCCACAGCCTCTGACGCGCCTGACCCTACAAACTTCTTGAAGATCTTATCCACTTCAGAGGTGGAAACTTCTGGGAACACCTCACCAATCTTCTTGACTCCCTCCAAAATCTTCTTGACTGAAGCCTTATCTTTGGCGAGAGCAGAGTTCTTGATGCGTCCCTTGATGGTGATTGCCGTGAATGTTTTGGTATTACCCTTTTCACCTGGCTTGGCAAACGATACAGCCAAGTCATATCCCTTATCCGGGTCGAACAGGACACGAAGTCCATTCTTTGCATCGTCCTTCTCCAACCCAAGTGCTTCAAGACGATCACCGTCAAGACACACCTCAAGGGCCTGCTGGGCCTGTGCTGGAGTCATTCCCCAAAACTTGGGACCCTCTTCCTCCTTGCCACGCTCGATCATAGGAACGTACACACGCGCCTTTGATTGAATCTTCTTGAACAACTCGAAATCCTGCTTACGAGTCTTCTCTGGCTTATCATTCCCATCAGGATCCTTCCAAGCCTTTAGAAGGTCCGCGAACGTGCAAATCGGGCAATCCTTACCAAACTGTTGTGGGCAGAGAACTGGTGGAGCGTCTCCAATCTCATAATGAAAACTCAATTCGAGAAACGGATCGTCGCTGTGCGGATACTGTAGCAGTCGAACCTGGTGCTCGTCCTTCGGCTTCCAAACATCGTTTCCCTTCGAAGACTTCCTATTCAGATTTGCGAGACGATCTCTAAGTGCGTTAATGTCCATTTGTGTCATTCCTTTGTTAGTGTCATCAGTTAATGTGCCTTACCGCCGCACCTATTAAATAGGCATCAGCTAACCGAGTAGGCCAAATTCATTTGCGATTAAATCGTCTATGCAAAGAAGCAATTGTCTTAAAAAGTCGTGGATTCATCTTACGCATCTTAGTCTTTTCTTTCTTAGATCCTAGATAGTAAACTTCGAATCCGACAGCTAAATACTCACCAACATTTTTCTTGGCATATGCATCAGGCATATGTTTTGCTTTTAACTTCTTCTCTTTGCATAGTATGTCATCTGACGTGACATCTTCCTGATCGTCCAAATGATGTGCCAGTTCGTGCACAAAAACTTTATCTAGGATGTCACGTGTCTTCTTATCTGCAGCGAGGCGAATGCGACCAGAACTATAATCACCATGATCACCACCTGGCAACTTTGTAAAATAAATCTCTACAAGATCTTCAGTATATCCTATTGGAACTCCCAGCTCTTCCATGCGACTCATAAGCCAAGATATATCTGGACTCGAAGAAGGACTACAATTTATGGGTGTTTGACACCCATTCATTAGAGCATATTCTTTTTTTTTAACAGATATTACATTCCAAGAAATCATGGAGTCGTTTTACTTTTTTTATCAATTTGTTCATTTGGCGTTTCTATTGCACCCATGTTAGTGTAGAGATTTAGTTTTGGATATCTTGGTAGCGATGGTTTCGCA